TTCAGAGATTGAACCGTTGTTCTTGATCGCATTGATGTCGTTATCAGCTGTACCGACACGGAGTTCCGTTTCGAGCAAGCGGGTAGCAACGAATTGCAATGAAGAAGGAACAACCAATTTCTTGGGTTTAGCTGCGATCAACAAGCCACGCTCGTCTGTCCACAGAGAGATTTGAATGACTGCAGACTCCAAAGAAGTCTCATTCAAGTCAGCTGGTGTGGTAGGGATGTTGCTGTTAACACCGCCAGTGATCAAGGGATGTGATGCACTGAACAAAGATACGCCGTCACCACCAAGGTAGCTAGAGCTAAAACCGTTGTTCAACACAGCGGCGGCTTTAACTTGCTTGGTGTAAGCCATAGCACGGGCCAAAGCCTTCGTGTAACGTGCAGACAGTGAGTCATACAAGTTATCTTCGATAGCCTCTTCAGTCAAGCTGAAGCCCAAAGCAATGGTTTCGTGGTTGTATCGAGCAGTCCATGCTTCTTGAGCATTGTCATAAGCGATGGCAGAGCCCTCGTTCTTGACTGGTGCTGCAGAGAAGCCAGAGAGTTTAGTCTCTTCTTCAAAGCTACGCTCTGATGTCTCAGTTTCGTAGATCTCTTTGTGCTCTTGATCGTAAGTTGCGTATTGCAGACCGAACAAAGCGTTCAGGCCGGGGAGCAACTCTTTAAGCAGTTGTGCGCGTGAAATAGCCATTTTTTACTCCTTAGATACCAGTGGTATCAGTATATTGGTGCAAGTTGAACTTGACCAAAAATTCGTAGTAAGTCGTGGCGGTTGCAGTGGCAGGGCCAGTTGCAGTATCGGGCACAACGTCAACCACACGGACGGGAAGCGTAGCTGTAGTACCGGCGGAAGCTCCGTCAATACCATAGTAAGAATCACCAGTGATAGTGCTACCAGTGTTGATAGACAAAGCAACGTTGGCACCAACTAATGCACGGCTATAAGCCGTAGGCACTGTTGTTTGACCGCTGCTGGCCACAACTTTGAATAGCGCATTGGGATCATCCACAACATAACCAAAAGCCAAAGCTGTGGATGTTGATGTAGCTGCGGGGTAGAACTGACCCTGAACAGGCTGGCCTGAAGAGTTAGTGTACGCGCAACCAACCAACACACCAATGCTGTCGCCAGAGTTGGATGTGGTATTAGCTACCAAGTAACCGTTTGTATCAACCTTGACGGTATCACCGTTCAAAATTGCGGTTGCATAAGCAGCTGCGATTGGGATTTGACGGATCGCTCCGGCGTAAGGCAAGCCATCCAATCGGTTGATTGGCTTCAGGCCATACGTCTGGGTAACGCTAGGGTATGCCATTTAAGACTCCTAAAAAATTTAAGCACCTTTGCCAAAGCTAGACGAGGACTTATTCTCTTTAAAGAGAGGCATCCGCGCATCACTTTGACGCATAAGGTTGTTGTCTACAGCTTCCGTCTGAGATTGTGTCAACTTGTTAAAGTGCGCGTTGCGCTGTTCCACAAACTCTTTCGGGGTCTTACAGAGTAACAACCCGCCAATTTCAACATTGTCTTTGTATCGACTTGCTGGATCAGCTAGCAGTCTAAATCTTGGCTGCTCTTCTAAAGTAACTGGCTCCCAGCCTTCACGCAATTTGCTTGAAAGGTTACGAGGGTCAGCTGTATTCAAATTAGCAACACGAATCCAACGATAAGAATAGTCCGGGTGCTTGTCGGGTTCAGGTAGAAGTTCTGCTTGCTGCCACTGCTTAGGGCGTTCGGCCATCAATCTATCTTCAAGTTCACGCGGTTTTCTGTTTTCAGCCATTTTCAGGCCTCCATTTCAAGTTTCGCCTTGGCATATTGCTCAGGCGTTAAATTAAGTTTTTTGGCCAAACTCAACTCAGATGGATTCAGACGAACCCTCTTTGGTGAAGTTGTCCTTGTAGCCGGTGCAACCACCGAACTTTTACGCACTGGGCGTTCTTCTTGTTCCACTTCTTCACCAAATTTCTCTGGGAAACGCTTGCGGATAGTAGCGTCTATCTTTCGATAATACTCTTGTGATGAAACCTGAACACCCTCGCGGCGAAGCTTCTCATGTAAGCCAAGCGCTAGACTGGTCATCTCTTCATCTTCCCCAAACCACTGATTTTGCTGTTGCCAGGCTTGCGCGCTGGGGTCAGGTCTGTACTGTGGTGCAGGCTGTGGTGCTGTTTGTACTACAGGTTTTTCTTCTTGTAAAGGGGCTGGCTTAAAGTTTTTAACTTTATCCGCCTTTAAAGTGGCCTGAGTAAGACGTTCTTGGGCTTCCATGACCTTGTCGGTATCGCCAGAATCATAAGCTTCTCGATATTCCTTCTTGGCCGCTTCAACCTCCATTTGCACTGCGCGCTGGACTGTAGCAAGTACATTCTTCTCACTGTTGTTCAGGTTTGATTTGAGGCGTTTGTTCTCCTCCATCACTTTCTGAGCAAAGTTAATAGCCTCTTGCTGCTCACGAACGGCGTTTTCTTTTTCACGGCGCTCTTCATGGGCTAGCCGCTTCATCTGAATCAGCTTCTTTTTGACCTTACTGGAATAGTCTTCCAGCTCATCGTTGTAAAGGTCTTCTTTGACCTTTTGTTCCATCGGAGGCTTATTTCTATCCTGCGCTGGAGTGTTGTCTTCTACGTCAATGATGATCTGTTCATCAGTTTGATCGTCTTCAGTTGTGACTTTTACGTCATCCTGTTCGTCTGGGAATTTAAAAGTTTCTGCCATGTCGTTCCTTATTTACGGCGTATGCCGCGTGGATCGTCTACTACTCCCTCAACAGAATCGTCATTGATCACACGGAATTCCTTGCCGTGGATGACCAGTCGCGTTCCTGAATTAGGTCTAATCAAAATAAAGTCACCCTTCTTGCAGTACGGGCCAGATGGGAATCGGCTTTCGTCTTTGTAGCAATCTGGGCCCATGTCCACCACAAACAACACAGTGGTCAGGGTTTCCTCAATCATGAGAGTTTCTTCCGCTTTTACGAGTCCGGACTCTCCGTATTCTTTCTCTATCTCTGGAATAGCACAAAGAATTCTGTAACCAGATGGGCGGGGAAGTTGTTTAGCCTTCTCCTCTGGTTTTGTGTTCAAGATCTTGGATAAATCCACGGCCTTGGTTATGTCGAGATTTGAAATCTCACTCGTCATCGTCATTGTGAGTTAGTCTTTCCTGTAGGTCTATGATGTATAAACGTGCAGTGAGTAGACCTTTCACCTCTCCACACATCCTTCTGTACTCCGCATAATCTTCAGCCTTACCATCAGCTATAGACATTTGGAGTTGAGAAACTTTGTCATCTATCTTTGACGATAGAAGTTTTAAATATTTATCGACCATTGTTACGTCCCTTTATAAGATCAGCCAACATACGGCGCTTTTCTGTGTCCGTATCAGCTGCAAGACTCATTTGGTTTTTCTCCATGTCAGCTTGAAGCCTAGCCATATCAATCTCCTTTTGGGTCATGATGCGCTCTCGCTCAATCTGTTGCTGGGATTGCTTAAGTTGAACTTCAGCAGCATCCTTCTGCTGCTTACGTTGAACTTCTTGTCCCTTAAGCTGCAGCTCTGCTTGTTGCATCTGGATCATTGGATCCTGTGCCATCTGGGCATTCTGAGCTTGCTGTGCCTGTGACTGGTTTAGCTGCAGCAGCTGCGCGCCGGCCTGTGCAATCAACCTAGACAACTGAACTTCCACATCCTCTGGCAACTTCTCTTCTGGGGGCGGTAATGGCACACCCATTTGTTGTTCAATCAACTGTCTATAGTGGAAGCCTAAGTGCTCGGCTATGTGTGCCTGCAATGCCGCCATGATCATGTTGGCCTGTGGGTTCTGGCCTATGGTCTTCATGATCAATGGGTCTTGCATGAACATTTGGTGAGCTGCAATGTGGGCTTGTTGGTCTTGATAGATAAATGCCTTCATCGGTTGACCCTTTAAGGCGTTCATGTTCTCTGTAATTGGGTCTTTTGGCAGCTCATCGTCAGGTAATGGAACAAGCTTTTGCGCGTTTTTAATACCCAAAACATCCAGCATTTGCCTGTGTAATTGCGGTAAATCATAGATCTGTGGCGCCATTTGGGCCAGTTGGATCACCGCTTGGTACTGAACAATCTTCTGGGCCATCGTGGCCGCATTGGGATCTGACACTGGAATAACATCTACCATGTCGTAATCAGACTGTTTGGCCTTGCGACTGCCTTCTTCTGGCTCATAAGAATACTCAGGGGGCGTGAACTCTCTAATAATGTCGCGCAGTAAGTGAAGCTCTTGCTTAAACGAGTAGTGAATACGCGCCTGAACAGCCGTCATCACCTTTAATGTGCGCTCAAGGATCGCCAGTGTCGTGCCAACTGGTGAATTGGCAGACATATCAGCAACTTGGATGTCAGCAGCCGAGGCAAACTTACGGCCTTCATCAACAATCTTATCTAACAGACCAGCCAGAACCTGTGATGGCTCTTTATATGGCAGCGCCATGATGTTCTCGGCAATAGTCCCGCTAGGTACGTCAACATCGCGCCACTCAGCTGGGCCGATTGGGGTATCGTCACCTTTAACACGTAGACCACGGGTTT